TATCTTCGACGGCTTTCTTTGTGTCCTGCGCTTTCTCTTCAGCCTTCTCAAAATCCAGTGTACTCGCAGCAATAGAAGCCCCCAGTTTTTCGACCTCGCTTATCGGACCGGACAAGTCAAGGCCTGGCAGCCAATCTAAAGCCTCCAGAAATTTCTGATACACCCCCAACATCATACCTATTGCAGTCTTGAATACATCCGCCGGACCGGATATATCTCCTAAAATATCAAAGAACTGATTTGTTACGTCAACAGCATAGATGATAATATCAATGAAGGGCCCTGTAGCTGTAACCACATTGCCGAAAAAGGTGATCAGTTTTGATCCGGTATCCACAATCCCCTGAATGGCCTGAGCCAGTTCGTCCGGCCTGGTCAAGTCTAGATCATCAAATAGCCCACCGAAAGCATCAGCCACATCTTCCAGGGTGTCTTGGACCTCTGACCAGTCAACCTCATCCATGGCTTCTGGCAGGGCCTCGGCAATGCCTTTGAGCTGCTCGGCCAATTGGTTGAATACATCATTTAAGACATCGAAGAGTTCATCAAAATCACCTTCACTTATCGAGTCTCTCAAAGCAGCTGATATTAGGGTTGATCCTGTGATGACCTCGTCAACGGCTTCATTATATTGATCTCCAATGGCGGTAGACAGATTTTCCCAACTGGCCCGATGGACCTTGATGATGTTTTCGCTTGATTCCAGCTGGTTTTTTACTTCCTCGGTTATCGACCCGGCCGACTCCATGGCCGTGGTGTATACCTTTGATACATTGTCCCACTCGCCCATAGTGGCCAAAAATTTTGCGCTCTGTTCGATCCCAGCGATTTGTTGAGCAATAAATGTCTGCTGACTAGGCTTAAGATCATTAAACGCCTCGCCAACGTCAAATAATATATCCCGGCCGGACCTAAGCTCCCCATTTGCATTTTTTTGATTGACCCCCAAAGCCTCCAAGGCATCCTGGACAGGCTTTGAATCGTCCACCAGCTTATTGAGTACGGTCCGATACGCATTACCAACTTCACTGCCATCTTGGAATTTCTCAATAGCTGGGGTTAGTATCGCCGCCATCTCTTCTAGGGATATTCCCATGGACTGAGCAATGGGACCGACCTTACTCAGGGCCTCAGAGAGCTGCCCGGCATTTGCGGCGTAGTTGTTCGAAATTTCATTTATGGCGTCCAGCTTGCCCCTTGCCTCGCCAACTTCTAGGCCAAAGCCTTTCATGATCTTGGTTAGCGTTTCTGTGGCAGCTGCCGTATCCAGCTCAGACGCATAGACCAGTGCTAAGGATTCTTCAGCCAGAATGGACGCTTCATTCAGATCATATCCAGCCTGGACCCATCCGGCGATAGAGTCGGTGATATCGGTTGCCGATACCCCATACTGGCTAGATAGCTCTAGGGCGGCCCGCTTGGCCTCGTCGAGCAAATCAGGCTGGCTGCCCAGGACCTTCTCAAGATCGGTCATAGCCGATTCGAAGGCCACCGACTGATCATAAGCTTGCTTCAGCCCAGCTCCGACCAGGGCGGTCACACCGGCTCCCACGGCAGCAATGGCCGCAGCAGCTGAGGCGCCCACCTTGGCGATGCCGCCGAATGCGGACTGCATCTTGCCCATGGACTCGGATACTTGATTAAGAGCCTGGCTTGCCTTATCCTGGCCATTGAGCACTATTTGAATGGTTTTACTTAGGTCGGCCATTCTTAGTCCCTATCTTCCGTGCCGTTGATTGAGTTCCTGATAGTATTGATCCCACAATTCCACCTCCAGGGTGGTAAGATATCCTTCTGGGAACAGATCCGGCCTCACTTCGAACAAGAATCGCCCCCGTTGGTGGCAGAGGGCGAGGGCTGCTCTGACTTCGGGGTCTGCTTGATATTCTTTTTTTTTGCGAGCTGACGGCCCTGACCCGTGAGTTCCATGATTTTGTTAGTCACAGAAAAAAATTCAACAGGATAATTCTCTGCAAACCTAACAGCCATTTCATGATCCATGTTAGGATCAACTGTACCAATGGTAAACTGTTCCAATCGCTTAGCCAATTCATTTGGTACCGACTCCGAGACCCCCAGCATTTCCCGCATGGCCTGTACTTTTTCCTGCTGGTTGCTACTATGTAGGGCCTCAACCACAGAGCTGATATTTTTGTTCCGCTGCACGGCCTCATTGCACCGGGCCAACTCCTCAGCGGTGAGTCCGCGCACAACGAACACAGGTTCGTCTCCCTCGTCAAACCAGTCCGCCAGATCCGAGAGCCGGACCTCAGCGGTCCGGTCCTCGAACTGCGCTTTGCGAAAGGCCTTTACGTCAAATCCCATTAGCTGGCCTTCCTGGTATGGGTTTCGGTTGAGCTGATGGTGAATGATCCGGTCAGATTTCCGCTTGCCGGGTTAGCCGGAGTGAAACCTAGTTTACCTTGGCATAGAACATAAGGGGATTTGTTCCTATCTGGCAGGAACTTTATCCACAACACCTCGTCTACATACCCCAGCACGGTGTCCGTCACTCCGTCTTTGAGCATTGCTGAAAACGACCCCTGACTTAGACTGGTGGACCGGCTACCCACCGTGGCGTTGTAGACCTGGGTAGAACTCACACTGTGAGAATTAACCGGAGGGACGAAATCATAGGCATATGGCAATTCAACCATTGCGTCTTCAGCTGTAGAATATGTTGCATAGATAGCTTTTGTACTAGTAGTCGAGCCGGAATCATCACTGTGGATCTCGTCCATGGTGGACGAAAATTCGACCTCTCCGTTGAGATTATCAACCTCCCAGACCGGGAAGTCGAACCTCTCCAGATGGGTGTTGACCACCTGTTTGATCTCGGAGGCGGTGACAACAGCTGCCGTATACGATGTCATCCGGACCTGGCCAATTTCAATGGAGTCAGTGGGAATCCAGGGCGGTCCGCCGTCAGCGCCCCTAGTGGTTGAAAATTCCGTATGTCCAGTCCCAGACACCACAGAAATAGCCCCAGCTGACGTAACTGTAACCGAGTTGATGATGTGCGTATCTGGATCCGTCGCTCTGGTCACACTCTCACCACTAGCTGCAGATACGGACGTCAAAGTCCCTGCCAGGTAGCAGGTCAGGGCGGCAACATCCACAGTATCATTTGTCGAGCCAGCTGTAATAGCTCCCCCGGTGACTAATCCGTTAGGCCGGACCTCGGCTTCATAGCCGGACCTGCCGGACCACATGCCATCTGAAGCGGTGAATGTCTTATTATCCCCGCTGTCTGTGAGCTGCGTATAATCCTGTGTAGCAGGGATAGTCTCAAATAACAGTTGTGCATTTTCAGCGCTTCCCACGTTTACCATAGTATTTTCTCCTATAATGTTGATTGCGTATATGGATCACCAAGATTTGTGCTGTAATCCACTTCTAAATTTACAAGCACTGAGATTGCCTGTTCATCTTCTGCCGGGTAATCTTCGACACCGCCGCCAGTGTAGCGAATGTCATCAATGTTTGAGATGTTACTCCGGCCACCGATGATATTTTCAATTAGAACCCCCAAGATTGTTTCAGCCAAAACAGAAGGATCGTTGTCGCCCACGACTTGAATAGCATGAACCGTCACCGGCATGGTGCTCTGCTGTTCCCCATAGCTCCGGGATGAACTCTCCACCCCTGGAAGCAATGAGATACAGGGTAGATCAGCATACTCGAAATAAGTTCGACCACGATATACATAGCCATAGCCGCTTGGAGTAAGTGTCTCCAGCTGTGCAACTAGATCCTGGATTATGGATTCCCTAATTGTATCCGCCATTATTTGCCTCTATGCTTGTCCAAAATTCTTTGCATCTGGTGGTCTAGTTCTTTCTCCAACCTCACTCCGGCCCCTTCCTCAATCTTCTGCATTATTTCAGGTCTGGCGGTAACATCTTGAATTCGTGGCCCATACAGTGATTCAATCGGCAATCTGTATTTCTTTGGCAATGCTCCGTAAGCCATGTTCGGATCTTTTTTCTTTGTGCCTATATATTGTGCAGCTCCATCTGTTTTTTTGCGCCAGCCGACCAATCGATTGCTGTTTTTGCCGATGAAAATAAAAGCGCCCGGTATAGTCTTGCGTCCGCCTGACTTTAAGACCTTAACTGAAACACCCTTCTTACGTTCCTTAGCTCCGAATTGCTCCAGATTAACTGGCTTGCCCTTAGAGCTAACCATACCGGACAAATCCGATTTGTTGGCCTTGCGGATCGTGATATCTTTCTTGATTCGTTTCTGCTTTATATTCAGAACTTTGCTAGTCTCCCGGGCCATATCGGTTTTGACCCCGGTCAAGGACCGATTGACCGACCGCATGATTGCCGTTTCAGCTCCGCCCTTAACATCAGCCAGGGCACTGACCACTGCGTCCACGTCGGACTTGTCCAGGGTGATATTCAGAAAATTATTGCCATAATTTGTGCTGGCCATTAGATCCTCACCATCTGTTTCGTCAGAGCTAAAGTTGCGCTCAAAGGATCTTGACGCACAGGTTGACCGCCCACCTGATATGTCTTGCCGCGCAAGAGACTTGGGGAATCGTCCGTATCCGGGAAAAACACCGTATCCCCCTGCTTGGGTTCGGCAACCTCGGATGACCGCACATCGATTGTCGCCGCTGCTACCCATACCTCGGGGTATTGCTCAATGGTGGTGTCGTAGCCCTGAATGCACACCGTAACCTCTGCCCCGTTGTAAGTGGCTTGAACCCCAAAGACATCATAAAGGCGGTCCTGGGCTGGGGAGAAGAGTTCGTCGAAGGTGGAGGTCATATCTCCTCACTCACATCCGGCTCGCCGGGTAGATCAATTCTTCGCACGGCCTCGATAGCCTCGGCCTCGCTGTCATAATCCAGCACATCCACAGCCAAAATATCCTGTTTGGCCAGGTAGTATCCCATCATCACGTTTTGCTCCAGGGTGGTCTTGTCCTTCTCCAGGATATCCATGATCGCCCCCGGACCGCCGTAGCCTGCCAGCATATCGGCCAGGTACACGCTGTATCTGTCTTTGATGGTCTGATCAGCCACGTCTCCGCGCT